AAGTTGTCTCCAACCATCTGAACGTTTGTATAAAATCTCATTCCTTAATCAAGTCCAAGTATTTTTCAAGCAGTGTAGGTGTAGGTTCTGCTATTGTTAGTATCTTATCAGATCCTATCATAAAAGCATCATCCCTTGTGACACCTATTAAGAATTGTTCAAGTGTACTATCACCAGTTAGAACAAAAGGTTTGGTTAATTTACAGTCAGGTTGTCCAATATCGGCAGTACCCATTTCTGTAATTTCACTTATCAGATTCTGTCCCGTCGTCAGAACTATCAGTTTGATCGTTTGTACTTCTTGTTCCATTTGTTTTCTCCAAATACATTTGTTTAATTGAGTCTAAAGGTTCCACTATAGCAACCACATGATGATTGGGAACTGGTATCTCCTTATCAGCAGATGCTAATATCCAAGGTGATAAAGTAACTTCTACAGAAGTTTCCGCAGTAAAAGTACTTACATCCAATCTATGAGGATTATCAAGTAAATAAGCAACTACTTTATCCTCTGATACAATTTCCTTTACATTTGAAATTAATTGTTCCTGTGATTGTAAAACCACAACTTTGAGTGTCATAATTTAAACCCAACGTGTAACTGTCAATTCAATAGAGTTATCATCCATTTCCCATTCTTCTTCCACTTGGAATCCCATTTTCTTAACTTGATTATGAATTGTCATTCTAGCATACTGTTGAGTAACTTTTTCAACTAATCTTTCTGGTGGAATAGGTTGATTCCAAGTTTCAAGATCAGCAACCAATTCATATTCATTTGTCATTGGATTTAATCTAAAACCAATATCCTTAGCAATAGCAAGATCAGCAGTTACAGTTTCATGTTTAATTCCATGAGCACCAGTTACTTTAAGTTCTTGATCTTCCTTTACATCATACTGAAGAAGAAGTAATGCTTCCTCCAATTCAGGTTTGTTCTTGATTTTCGTTTTGATTCTGCTGAAGTGCGACATTGTTAGAATAGAATTCGGGTTTAAATTGACGAGTTTCTAGATTTCCTAGTTTCTTCTCTATTTTCTCTGTAACTTCTACACACTGATGAGAAGTAAAACCAGTGGCTTCTTCACTTACATGACCATCTTGTCTGATAGTAAACTTAAGTGTTTGTTGTTCAGGCATTATAATATTACCCTCTTTACTTTTTCTAGTACATTTTCCTTTACTGGTTGCTTCTCTGCAACTACTTCCTTAACCTCTTCTACTGGCCATGGAACATCATACTCCCAGTGCTTTTCTGTATCAAAAGTTTCTGCTGGATTACCCAAACTTCTTTGTAGTAATCTAACACGAATAGTATCCTTTTTGAATACTGGTTGTGGAGTTACAGTCCTACCCAGTTCAATATACTCTACGCAGGAAGTTGTTTTTGGTTCCACTACTGGAACATGTACTTTTTCTTTAGGCATGTTTAAAAGGAATGATTGTGAACATCAACATCTCCATGCTGAATATTATCAATAGCATCAACATGATCTATATGCTCTATATGACCATGATCAATGTTTATATGAGCACCTTTTTCAAGAGCAGTAGCTATTCTTTCCAGTGCTGAAGCAATTCGATTAGCGTCTTCACTCATAATAAAACTTTATCTGTACTAATTATACCAATAAAAAAGAGGGGTGTCAACTGGATTGTGCCAGTTTCCCCTCTGTCTGCGGCGAACGATATTCGCTTTTATTTATAGATACTCTTTCCGAGCATGATGCTCTGGAACTATCTTGTTCAACTGTACGGTGAGGAGTCCATCTGTAAACTCGACGGATCCAACCTTCGTATCGTCTGAGACCGTCCAAACTCGTTTGAAGCTACGTTGGGCCAGTCCTTGATGGACAAACGTTCCATCAACTTCCGATTCTTCTTTTGTGCCTTGCACATATAACTTTCCAAACTCCGTGAAGACTTGTAACTCATCTTTCTTAAACCCTGCAAGTGCGATCTCCAGTGTTGACTCATGATTATTTAATTGTATTAAATTATATGGTGGATAATTTGATGTTTGTGATGGTTCATTAAAGAATCTGTCTAGGTAATCATCCATACCTATACCATTTTGTTTGATAATCTTCATTAATTCTGGAAGATTAGCAGCATGGAATTGTGCTAAATTAGTCATTGTTCTCCTTTAAAAGCGAGTTGTGAATTGCGTACCCTTTCGGCGTACACTACTAATTATAATAGTTTACTTGTATCCTAGTGGTCGGTTTCCATCACAAGCTACAAGACGTATCTACTTCTCATAATAAGTTAACCTGTATTGTTTTATATTATCAGGAACCCATACATCAAATTTATTTTCTTCACCTTCATCTGTTTCTGGAGTGCTTCTAAGAAAACAATTAACAGAATACCTAGATCCAGACATTATTTTTTCCACCTCATGTACCCAATAATAATCTGCTGGCCATATCATCGCATCTCCTTTCTCTAACTTTACCTTATGCTTACCACCCCAAAAAGCAAAATCTCCTCCAGTATACTCATCATTTAAATTAATAGTACAACTACCATAAACCTCTGGATCATGATCTACATGTGGATGAATCGATGCACCTTTATCATATTTCATTATACGATACATATGCGGATACATTAGTGATATTCTTCTCATCACATGAAAAGCATTAAAAGTGTCAAGATAATCCTGATAATCACATACCATTTTTTCAACAGCATTATGAATTAATTTAAAAGCTTCTCCACCTGTAGTGGGATTTTTCATAGTAAAGGTTGACCAAGTATCTTCTCCAGTAAAAGCATGTGGACAATGTTCTCTGGTAGGTTCACCTGGCAAATTCTCATACTCGTCAATAATAATTTGACATTGTTGTTCTGATAAAAATTTCTTTTTAATTAATATCTGATCAGTTAATGTAGGAGCTGTCATAACTCAATAATCAAATTCATCCAATACATCTAAAGCATTGTTCAATGCCTGTTGAGCTGCCCATCTTTCCTTACTATCCCAATCAGGATACCATACCTTCTCATCAATACCTTTCTTGATACCCATGAGGCGGGCTTTCATGTCTACTTTTTTAAGTCGTCCGTTCATATACTCTCGGTACCTTGAATCAGGCCAAGGGCAACTAGCATAGTTTCTAGGGAAAAACACTAACTCTCTTCAACCTTTTTTTTCTTACTACCTATATTATACTTTGTCTCAAGTATCCAGTCACCTTTGTCTCTATATGCTAATACTTTGATTTGATTTAAAGGTGCAATATCTTGTATCTTAGTGGCATCTACGATACCAACCAATCCCCAATCAGCAAGAAGTTGAGCAATACGATTCCGACGCTGAACGTCATTAGAAGTAAGATTAGCGTGTTTGCCATCAAGGGCAAAGAGTTCTTTAAAATGGACAAGAAAATACCTCCCTTGCTTGTGCAATATATGGCACGATTGATATATCTTCTTTTCTTTTCTTGATGCTACACCAATCCTTGTTAAAGTCTCACGGACTTTTAAAAAGTCATCTGGTTCGTTTAGTGTTACCTCAACCATTTGGTCAGGTGCCCACTTTACCTCAGGCTCTTGAACCACGCTCATTGTCTTCCTCCAGTTTCAAATTTAGATTTTATAAAATTAAGTTGTTCTTTTGTTAGGATTCGCAGAGCTTGTTTCGCTTTTTCGTTACTATAACCATAATAACGCTTTACCAAGTCAAGGTCTTTAATCTCATCTTTACGCAACCAAGGAGAAAATCTCTTCTTAGTTCTGAGTGTATTTAGATAAAAATCATATTGAAGTTTTTTTGGTAGGAAATGATACCTATTCATTTCATTAGAAAACATTATTGCATCAAGATGTCCAGAGAAAATACGATTAATAATGTATGGAGAATACTCTTTCTCCAATGAAGGATCTTCATCAATCAAATGTTTCTTTGTTTGATTGATAGAATTTAACCAGTCTTTTAATTCCAATGTCTTATGACCCCTGCAATAATAAAACAGTTAGTGACGAGATAAGATACGAAAATAATAGAACGTACCAGAACAATGTAATTGTCGTATCGTTTAGTCTTTTCATCAGAGAAACTACCCAGTGCATATTTCCATATTCTCCATAGTCTAGTCATTATAGTTATAGTTTAATAAAAGTAATTCTTTACGTTGTTGTTGGTCACGCATGTATTCGCCAACAGATCTCATTGTATATGTAAGATTAAATTCAGTCGCAATCCAATGTTTAAAGCGATCCTTAACTAACTGGGAAGAATTATATGATACCATCATGTGAGCAGTATGTCTATCACAATCTTCTGCAAACTTATCATGATCAAATCTCTTATGCATATCACCTTTCTTACCATAAAGATTATCCTTGATATCATAAGGAGGGTCTAAGTATATGAATGCTCCATCCCAATCTGTTAGGAGATCTTCATAAGATACATTAGTAATCTTCCAGTTCTCAATTATTTGTTGATATCCTGTTATCTTTTCAATTCCTCTATAGGAGAAGTTGGATTCTGAGGCTTGTGCACTGAAAGATGAAGACTCAGTAAGACCACTAAAGGAACACTTATTGACAACATAAAAATACGCTGCACGGTCTCTACTGGATAGTTCTTCATTGTTTACACTCTCCTTTGCTTTAGTAAAGAGTTCTCTAGCAGAATCTCTATCAGGATATTTATTCTTCAAACTCCATATCATGTCTTGAAGATTCTGCCCATCATCCTGTATGTTCTGCCAGAAGTTTACAAGAGGTTCATATAAATCATTAACCCAAATACTCAATGTTGGATACATCTTAGAAATATAAAGTGCTACACTTCCTCCACCAAGAAATGGTTCACGAAATTCCCTATACTTACTAAAATTTGGAAAGAACTGCCCCATCTTAGTGCAAGCACGAGACTTACCACCAGGATATCTAAGTGGGGTTTTTAATGCTTTTTTGCTCATAATTTAGTTCCAACTGAATGGAAGTGTCAAAGTTAGTATAAGTTGGTTCATGCAAAGCACAATACTCACTAAAGGTAATCTTCATTTCCTTATGTGTTAGTCTACAATGTTTTGCTGCTTGTGGCAAGTTCCATTTTGCCGAAAACAACATCTCCATTGCTTCTCTAGTCTCAATTCGCATTAATAAAACCTTTCATAATCATCATAAACCTGCATTTCAATAGTATCAAAGATTCTATTTAACGAACGAGCGAAAGTTCTATATCCAGAACCAACATACAGTTGTCCTAATACTACAGATGCTGTAGCTGTGCCCCAGAAAATATAATAGAATTTAGATTTCACTTGGTTTCTTTGCTTTTCTTTAGTAATCATTTTTCATCATGTTTATGTTCAAGTTTACCAGACATTTCATATGCATCTTTGTTTCCACCGTGTCCATGTGCAATGCCTAGTTCATGCATTTTAGCATGTTCGTCAATAGGGTCTCTTAATTCTTTCTTACCTGCTCCTACTGTAAGATAAAGTCCATAAGCAACTAAACCTACAACAACTAAACCAAAAAATAAAATAAATCCTTGATCTGGTGTTAGGTGTAGATGTGGGATTAAAACATCAGGTTGCTTCTCCCATGTACCAGGTAAATTGTAAACTGACGGTGTTGATAAAAAAATCATTTCTGTTTTTTCCAATGTTCGATTAAAGTTTTTAACTCAGCAATTCTCTGCTCAGCTTGTTTAATTTTGTGGTCAAGATTTATCATCTTGAACCTCAACAACTTCCACATCACCATCCACTAATTCTTTTACTTTTTCAACTTCTTCTTTGGTTGCAACAGTAGAACTTATATCTACTAATTCACCATCTTCATTAGATGTTTTCCAAGAAACTTTATACGTCATGTTCTTTTATTGGGTGTTCATTATTTATTCTCCAAACAAGTGATGTTTAGATGTACCAGCATTATCATTTGATATATCTCCTATTCCAGTCTCTTCAGTTTCTTCTAAGTCATAACTCCAATCTTCTATCACAGTATTGGCAAGCATCCTATCAGACAGAAGATCCATTTCTTCCCTTGCTATCTCTTCAGTCTCTGCATCAAACCAAAAATCAATTGCTTTACCAATCCTCAACAAATGTGGTTTAAGATTGGGAGCAACTAAATGCGTATTTTTCATCACTGCATTACCAGCAGCATCTGATACAGACCCTCTTAATCTAACATGAACTAATGCTTTGAATCTCATAACCTCAATTTTAATGGTGATACTAACTCAACCTGTATTGGTTTATTAAGAATGTCAGCAAGTCTATGATATGCGATAGCAGTCATTACTTGAGGTGCTATAAAAGCAACCATTGCTATAACCCAAAAAAAGTAATAGTAATTTTCTTTGTTTTGTGTTCTCATTCAGATTCAAACTCCTCTTTAAATTCCCAATTGTTCAAATATTTTACATATTTAGTTCCTGGTTTATAACTAAATCTAAGTTTAACTGAATCTCCAGTTACTTTTCGAGGAATAATAAACCACTCATCATTTATAACATCATGAATTGCAAAGAAATCTATACTATCTTCTGGATATGGATATTTTCCTTGTCCCTTAGGTGATTTTTGATTAGTTCCTTTAGAAATGGTTACTTCGGTAGCATTCCTTGTTGACTTAACTTGAACCCTAAAAGGTTTATTATATACTTCAACTATAAGATCATAATCAGTAGTTCCTATGGGTTTACTGACCATATATCCATGTTCCCTAAAACATTTATAAGTAAATTCCAGTTCTGATTCTTCACCATTTCTAACATTTTTCTTCCATGCCGATTCTAGTATTTTCTTAGGATCAATAACTTTACTCATTTGAATTCACACTCCACCATGATTTCTGTAAGACATGCTAACATGTTTATTTCTTGATCTGCGACGAATGCCATTTGATATTGATACTTAGCAATAACAAGAACAGCAGCAGGTATAGTATTCGGAACCAAGGATTCGTAAAGACTATCATAAATCCTACGAAATAGGACAGAAGTATCATTGTCCATATTATTGTTGACCCACTTACGAACTTCTGGGAAGTTTTTTGTTTTGAGATTTTTAATGAGATCATTGACTGCTACATCCGAAAATGCTGCTAATATTCCACTATCTATCTTACCACTAACCGAGTATCTCTGACACTCATTTAATACTCTTCTCCAATCTGGAAAATGCTTATTTACTAATTCTACGAGTACTTTCTTGTCAGCTTCAACCCTTTCTTGCTCCAAGATAAAGTTGAGTCTTTGGAAGAAAGCAGCAGCGATTTGTTGCTTCTCTTTTCCTCTGATAGAAAAGTCAACCACAGCACACCTGGAATGGAGGGGTTCGAGGATTTTATTCTTGTAGTTGCAAGTGAAAATGAATCTACAGTTCCCTGCAAACTCTTCGATGAATGCTCTGAGTAACAATTGTACATCATTGCCAGTGTTATCTGCCTCATCAATGATGATGACCTTGTGCTTCGCTTCCGATGCGAGAGATACAGTTGATGCAAAGTTTTTTGCGTTGTTCCTGACTGTATCAAGGAATCTTCCTTCATCGGATCCGTTAATGACATAGAAGTCTACTCCAAGTTCATTGCACAATGCCTTAGCAACAGTAGTCTTTCCAACACCTGGAGGACCAGCAAGAAGCATATTAGGTATTTCTCCTTTATTTAGAAATTCCTTAAATGTTTTCTTTATGTTGTCAGGTAAAATACAATCTTCAATTGTCTGGGGTCTGTATTTTTCAACCCAAATAAAATTAGTCATAATAATTTAAGGGAATTTTCCTAGTCCATTTCCTGGATTAACTATTGGTGGAGGTTCCACTGGTTCCGCTTGTTTTTGTGGAGTATTTGAATTTATTATAGCACAATTAATTAAAAATGAAACTCTTTTTGTATCAGAACAATGTCTGGTCATATAATGATTTAGATAAGATGGAAATATGTAAAAAGTTCCAGTTTGTATTGGAAAAGATCTTGAAGCAAAATCTGGAGAATATAAATCTATTTTAGGTCGAAATACTATTTCACCAGATCCTTCAGGAGCAGAAACAAATAATACTGCAGAGACCTGTGATAAACTATTACTATAACAACACTCTTGAGTGCTCATGTTTCTTTCATGAACCTCACCCCAATATGAAACAGGTTCTATATTGAATCCTTCTTGTTCATAAAATGTTTTAGATATTTCTTCCACAACTTCATCACCAACTAATGATTGTGGAAAATTATTTGTTCCTCTACAATTTTGATTATCAAATATAATTTTTGACAACCAATTTAAATCTTTAGTAGATTTCCCATCAATAACAGCAATCTTGGCAATTGGATGAAGCATACTATCCTTTTAATTGTCCAGCAGCTAATCCAGTTGTTTTGAATAATCTTCTAGTGATTCTTCTTGTAAGTCCAGTATCATGAGACTTAAACTCTTGTATAAGTTTGTTACCATTAACATCCTCACCAATCACAACAAAGAATTTATTAAGATTTCCACCTGCTCTACCACCTAATCCCATACCTGCACCTGTAATCATTGGCATTGTTATAAGACATACTGGTAAAACTACATAACAACTTGCCATACCAACACCCATTCCTACAGCACCACCTACAGCACCACCAACGATACCTGCACCCATATCATACTTTTGCCCATCAACATTCCATTGTACTACATTTGTGATATGTCCTTCAGGACCTATCACACCAGTTTCATCAACAGTAATCTCACAATTCTCTTTAAATTCTTCTTCATCATTCAAGCATTTAAAGTCTCCTCTTGTAGAAGTAGGAAGTGGGGGTGGTACTCTACGAGGACCAGATGCTAATGCTACGGTAGGCATTAGTAATGTCGCAGTCATTAAAGACGCTAGTAATTTTTTCATTTCTTTTTAAATACACCTAACTTAGAAAATAACCATAGTGTAACTATTGTCCAACCTATAACATACCACATAATTTATCTCTTAGTTGTGTTACTTCTTGTTCTATTAATTATACTAATAAACTTATCACCAGCAAATGTACCACCAAGACAGACATCAATTTCATCTCCATCTTTCCAATTGGTTTCACCATTCATTTTAGTGTGAGTCATTGCTAATTGAATCTTATCAATAACTTCTTGTGTTAATCTCATAATACTGGGTACTCTTCATTTCTTACAAATTCAGTTTTCTTAGTCTTAAAGTCTTCCATTAATCTTTGAACTTGTTTCTTATCAAGTCCAGCAAGTGACTCACAATTTTCTAAGCACCGATAGATACACTCTCTATCAGAAATGGGTGGAGAAATCTCCCACCCTTGTTCATCATAGTATTTTTTACCCTGAGTGACTTGTGCCTCTACGTGTCCAAGATCTTGTTTCTTGGAAGGGTTCTTATAGTTATGCTCCAAAAGTAGAATCAGGTTCTAAAGCTATGTAGTATTTAAGATCAACGCTAGTATTAGTAAACTTAGACAAAAGTTTCTGTGATACAACTACATCATAAGCACCAGGAATAATTTTAATATTCTCTACCTTAAAGTTGAAAGAGAATTCTCTATCGGTCTCACCAACTACAACAGCATACTCATTAGATGTATCATTCTTCTTATCACGCACAACAAGTTTAACAACACCTGCTTCACCAACTGCTGATAAATCAGGTAACTGATAGACTGCTGCAGCCTTAAGTAGTTTCTCTAATGCACTACTATCTAATTGAAAATGAACATCCTCAGAAGGAAGTGTAATTTCTTTCTCTGGTGGAGAAACAATCACATTAGGATCTGCATAGAAATACTTTACTCTACGCTTACCTTCCTTAATTGAAATATATGACTCTGGACCAAAATCCAAATCAGGATCTTGATGTAAACTCAATCCATTTAGGAACTGATTCAAATCATAGACTGCAAAGTCACGAGGAAAATCTTCATCAATTGCTGCTTCTGCAAGGATATTTTTAGCAACAGATATAGTACGAAGTTGAGTACCTTGCTTTACAAGAATTGAATTATTAATTCCTGCAAAGTTTTTGAGAATATTAAGAGTTTGATCAGAAAGTTTCATAACCACGGGTAATTGTTTCATTTAGTTGACCACTGAAGTGGTAAAGTAGGAGTGAATAATGTAATGCTTTTAGTATATCACGTTTTGCTTGTCCCTTCTTATCGTAACGACTTAGATACTTAATCGCATTAGAACGACAGAATGATTCTGCATCTCCTACAGACTCAATAAGATCAAGTGTCTGAACGTTGTTTTCTTTAGAAGTATAGTGTCCACCATAAGTGGTAGAAATATAATTCTTAAGAGCTTCGATTGACTCATCTTCTTTATATTTTCTAGTACTATTATCTTCTATTCCTGAAGAAACTGGTTTATCAATAAGATGTGCTATTGAATCATCATTATCTGAAAATGCAGTAAATGCTGATGGATAACCAGATGTATCAATATTGATAGTGTCAACGTAGGGATAAGAATCTCCAAAGTAATCACCAAAAAGCACTTCTTTATCTGTAGGATCAGAATTAATTTCTCTACGGGTTACTGTTTTACCACCATCAGGAGATTCAAAAATGTAGGTATCTTTATCTGTTTTTGTTTTAATACAAATAGGTTCTTCAGTATTAATCTCTTGAGGAACATTAAACACTTCTGAATTAAAATCAGTAATTGCACCAGTAGTATTAATGTGAATTGTATCTGCTGTATTACCTGCTCCTACAGTAAAATTAACAATAGGATCATACTCATCACTCTCAAGTGATGTAATTCGTATATCTTCAGTCATTGTATCCTCTCCATAAATTTCGTCGTAAAGTAGACTCCATGAGTTAGTCATAGCAAAATAAAAAGTCATTTACAAGACTATCTGCTTTTTCTTTTCCAAACTTACCAGTAAGATATCCTCCTACAGGATCAAGTTTAGTCATATAAGCATCAAAGTCTTTGTAAACACTGGTATCATTACCAGTCGGTTTCTCACATTCTAGCATATTTTTGTACTTAGTCAAGTAAGTCGTAAACATTTCTAGATGCTCATCAACTTCATCCATTGTACAATACTGAATGTATATATTTTCTGAGAAATGATTACCTGGTTCAAAGAATCGATAGTCACCTCTTCCCTTTGGTAATCCTTCTACTGAAAACAAATAGTTTTCTGTGGGATGTTGAAAGTCAAATACTATAATGACTTTCTTGTCGCTAAATCCCATAAGATCCATACCAAAACAGGGAAGGTTACTTCCAGTCTTAGGATAGATGATGTTGTTATAGATACAAGATTTTTCATTCCAGATCTCTACCTCTCTTGATTTGATAATGTTTTCATTTGTGTAGGTCTTTGCAGTTAAAGAAGTTCCTTTACCTTCCCACTGTGCCCAGACACTACCAACCTCGTTACGGAGGGTGATAGTATCGTGCAGTACATCCTTATATGATTTCCAGAGATTCATTACTCATCCTCATACATTTTATTCTCCGCATCTTCAAGATCTACATCAGCATCTACTTTATCATACAATTCTAAGAATGACTGCTTTGTTTCATCATCGAAACGATTAACACAAACTTGAATTGACTTCATCTTATCCCCAAATATGGAATAAGCACGTAGAATGTGAACAAGACGACGAGTGCTAATAATCTCATCTACACCTCCATCATAGAATGTTTTACGAATAATGTCTGCCCAATCTACAAGTCTATTACAAAACTCAATATCAGTAACACCTAATTGAGCAGCGACAGCACCTAAGATTCTATTTTCAGTAGACGGTGCTGGATAGTCTTGCTCAAAGGTTACGGGGAATCTCTCAAGGAATGCTTCATTAAGTACGTTTGTACCAATAAATCTACCATCATCAGAACCCTTACCTTTTGTATTCGCAGTTGCGATTACATTGAATCCTACTGCTGGTTGAATAAATTTACCAATCTTTTTAAGGAATAATCCTTTACCCTCAAGTATTGGTTGAAGACAAAGTATTTTATTACTAGCAAGATCTATTTCATCTAGAAGGAGGATAGCTCCCCTCTCCAAAGCTTCGGTGACGGGTCCATTATGCCAAACAGTATTCCCATCAATAAGACGAAAGCCACCAATAAGATCATCTTCGTCGGTTTCAATTGTAATATTTACTCGGATTAACTCCCTATTTAGTTGTGCACATGCTTGCTCTACAGTAAATGTTTTACCATTTCCAGATAAACCAGTAATGAATGCTGGATAGAATTGCTTAGACTTAATAATACTCTTAACATCTTTAAAACTACCAAATGGAACAAAAGTAGTA